ACCCTGCTTGGCGCTGTATTTCACATTGCCCCGCGCACCCTTCAGCATTTTCTTGAGGCCGTCTTTATAGAGGGCGATCGTCAAGCTGGGGATGTTCGCACTGGTCGAATTTGGCGTATAGGTCACGCTCGTCACCGCGACAACGGCTTCGAGGAATCCGCAGGCCCGCAAGAGCTTGCCGATCGCGGGCGCCGTGCCGGCCGTGCCTGATCCCTTGTTTTCCACCGTGAAGGAGATCTTCCCCAGGCGCGTGCCGGCGAGCTGCTTATAGCGGGAGAGGGAGTTGTCGAGAATCTCCCGGTTAAACATGCTGATATTCGCCTCGAAGCGCGGCTCCATCACCTGGAAGTTGGCATCGGATCCGGCCAGCGAGATCACGGTGCCCTCCGTGGTTTCCACCTTGGCCGCGACGACTGCCCGATTGCTTAAAATCTTTCCCATGTCTCACTCCTTCTGCGCCGCATGGCGCGTGCGCTCGTCTTAGTCCCGCTCAGACCGCTTCGGCGGCTCGATCAAGTCGGCGCTGCCACCGGCCAGCAACCGCTCCGCTTCCGCCTTCGGCAGCTCCAGCACGTCGCCCGGCTCGCCCACTTTCTCGCGCTTCTCGTCGTAGTAGGTGCAATGCAATCGGATCTTCATCGTTACCCCGCAATCGTTGGATCGTCCCGCCTGTGGCGATAGGTGATGCTATAAGCCAGCGTGCAGGCCAGCTCCGTCATGCCCTCATTGGCCTCAATGGGACTCACACTGATTTCCTGCGTGTCCACGGCATACCCGCCGCGCGTCGGCGCGACCTGTAGGACTTTTTGCACATCGGCGATCAGGCTATTCATGGCCTCCGAGGCTGAAACCGTGGCCGTCGCCATGTCCTGCCGGGCCAGAATCATCAGCCCGACATTCAGTGTGCGGCTCGTGAGGCCATAGGCCCCGGAGAGCGGCCCCTGCGTCGCGTCGTCCTCGCCCTCGAGCACCAGCACCATCGGCACGCTGGCGAGCGTTTGCCCCGGCTGGAGAAACCGCTGCACGGAGGCCAGCGTGTTCGCGTAGCCATTCACGACCGTCACGCCTTCCAGCGTCGTCTTGATGTTCTTCAAAATCAGCTCGCGGACAGAATCAGCCATGCGAGAGCACCCCCTGCACCGCGCCCGTGATCGCCTTCATGCGCTTCTCCATCGCCACGCGCAGAGCACGCTCCATCGCGTCATGCACCCGCGTTTGCCCATCCGGCACTTCGCGCTCCCAGAGCGTCTCGAACCCTAACCGCGCCGAGATCGTCACCGATCGCACCCGGGCGAAGATCCGCCCCTTCCCGCTTTTTCCTGTTTTCCGGCTGAGAAACAAATACGAGCCCTTCACCGGCGTGAACGTATGCCCCTCTTCATGCGTGCGCAGAACTCTCGAAATCTTATTGACCGCCTTCAGCGAGGGCAGATCAGACCCAGCCTGAAACGCCTTGACGTTGCCGCCCTTCGCCAGCACGCCGCCTTTGATCCCCGGCGCGCCCTGCATGCGCTCGCGGATGAGCTTCTTCCTGGTCCGCCGGGCGAAGCGAAAGAGTTCCTGCTTGACGAAGCGATAGGTCTCCGTCGGTGCATCGCCCAAGGCGGCCTGAAGCTCCTCGATATTCAGCGCCGTGGCGTTGATAATTTCAGGCATGACACTCCACCACAAACATGCCCCCGTCACTGGAGACCATCCCGACATCCTGCGAGAGAATTTTCGCCACCTTGTACGTCGTGGCCGACGAATCATGCGGGTGATGCTTAAAACTCACCGTGTCATGCCCCTCTTTGATTGACTCCACCCCATCCGTGGCATCGTGAGGGATATGCACCGTCCTCACTTTGCCGGTGTAGGGATGCCCCCCGCCATGCACAGGCTGCCCGTTCTCCGACCGATCCACATAGGCGAGAAACGTGACCGCCACCCCGCCGGACGGCGTATAGGTGACGGTCTCCCCGCCGAGCTCCGCGATCAGATTGACGGAATCGGAAGCCATCCAGGTCAGCCCCTCTTTTCGCGTTTCGCGAACATCGGCCGGGCGGCCATCACCGGCTCAGCGGGATCCGCCACCAGCGCAATCGCCTCGACACAGAGCTGATGCACCTTCGGCAATTCGCCGTCGATACCCAGCACCTCGCCCTTCTTGAATGTCTGCAGGTCTTTCAGCCGAAAGCGCCCATCTCCCAACGGCTCGACGCGGTCTTTGCGATCTCGCGCCTGCGCCTCGCTCAACTGCACCACGGTTCCCGCCGCTAACGGCAAGGCCTGTGTCGTGCGATAGTTCATCATGCTCGGCTCCTCGTTCACGGTTCAGCGGCCATCGGAACCCTCCCGCTGCCGGGAGGATTCCGTCAGACCCGCGATCAGATCATGGTGACGTAGCAGGCCCGCTGCCAGTAGCCGTAGCCCACGCCGCGCCAGGCATCAATGCCGAACTGCCAGGCGTCGTTATCGAATTCGTACTCCGAGCCTTCCGCCTTCGCCTTCAACTCGACTTCCTGCTCGGTCTGCCGGATGAGGGCCTTGATCGGGCTGTCTGTCCGGAAGACGGCGAAGGAGTCGGTCCAGGTGAGGCGGGCATTCATCTGCACGTCCACCCGCATCCCGGCGATGAGGTTCGGATTCAGGTTCTGGCTGAGCGCCGCCGTGGTGAGCGTGCTCACCGCCGCGACGGCCGTGAGGTACAACCCCACCGGCACGACGACGACGAACGCCCGAGCGTTTTCGTTCATCGGCTCGCCCTTGTCGTCCTTGAAGCTGAGAATCTGCGCAATGCCTTTGAGGATGGATTGCTGCATCTCCTCCATGCTCGGTGCCGTGACGACACCGTGCGACACGGCCGGCAGCGCCGAGATATCGACGGTGATGTCGTTATCCTGCGTACCGGAATCGCCTTCGCTGTGATCGGTGTCAAAGAAATACTGGCCGTCGTAACAGGCCGTCGAGGGCGCGTTGAGCAGCAAGGTGCTGATCAGGCTGGCCCAGTGGGTCTGTGCACGATCGGCAAATTCCTGCATGCGGGCCTCGATCTGCGGCGTTTTGTCGCGCCGGCGGTCCCGCTTGCGGATCTCGATCGTCGCCTCATAGTGCTTGTTGACGATCGTCAGGCCGTTCCCCGAAAAGCCCTTGGCCTGGCGTCCGCCCACCCACTCGCGCATGGCGGGAGACTGCCCGAGGAAGTTGTAGGTCTCGCTCGCCTGGTCGCTGGTGAACAGGTTCGCCACGCCATCGATCCAGGCCATGCCCGGATCGGATTCGAGGCGGGCGAAATACAGGCCCATGATTGCGTTGCTGGTGAGTAATGATTGATCCATCGTGCGCTCCTCCGTCTAATCGTTAAAAGCTGTGTCCCTCGACGCCGGTTATGCCTCGCGCGCCCAGACGCCGCGCATCTCCGTCACCATGTAGCCGTCCGCATCGCCTGCGATCAGCGTGACGAAATCGCCGCGCCGCTGCGTGGCCTTGGTGCAGATCAAGTCCTTGTTGTCGGCGCCCGTGATGTCCGGCCCGAGAATCATGTCCGCCGCCGCAGGATCGACCGTCACGGCAGTGGTGCCAAACGCGCCGATCGCCAGGATGGTCAGGCCGCTGAGTCCTGTTGCGATTGCGGGCAGCGTCAGCGCGTCGGCATCGCCCGCCGCCGTGACGCAGAACAACTTGCCCGAATCTTCCGCATCAAACGTCTTCGTGCCGGTCAGCTCTTCGCGGACGGTCTTATGCGCCCACGGATCGCGATAATTCAGCGCGTCAAAGGCCACAATCGCCACACCGGACGAGACAAACCGATGCACAAACCCGATAAACACGCCGCTCACCGGGCTGAACCCGAACGTATCGTCGTCAGTCGCATAGACCGGCTGGCCCACATCGGTGATCAGGGCGCCGCTCACGGAGAGCTGCACTTTCCCGCTTTCGATGACGTCCACATTGATGGCGGCGGCGGCCCCGGCGGAGTTGTCCGCCTTGGCTTCCGCAAATCCCGCAAAGCGGTTGCCCGCCGCGAGCGGCTGCGCATGCCCGGAGGCGTCCACAATCCCGACCGCGCCGCCTTCGTAAATGATGTCTGATGCGATGACCGGGAAGGAATTGCGCGTGCCGCCTTCGTAGCTGCGCACCTTGTTCGCAGCCAATGTCGTCCCCAACAGGAACGGGACCGCCATCGCCCCCGCCCACTCCCCCATGACCATCGGCACACCAAGTGCCACCACCGCTGCCACGCCCATCAGGAGCCACAGGCCCCACTTGCTCTGTACCTTCATGTCGTCCTCCCTCAATAAGTGAAATCGTCTCGCGCCCGTGATCCCCTCGCTTAGGCCTTTGTCAGCTTCTTGATGCCCCCGCGCGCGTTGGCCCTGGCGTAGGCGAGATAAGCCCCCAGGCTGGTGAATTCTTCGCGCACGCCGCCCACGTTCTTCTCCCACTCCGCCTTGCAGCGGTCGTCGACGGAGAGCGCCGACTCGTCGACGGCGGGTTCGCTCGTCTCCACCGATCCGCCCGCGCTGGCCGGTGCCGCCTGCTCGATCTCGGCCAGTTTCCGGATCTTGAATGCTCTGGTGGCCTCTTCGACGGTCGCCCCCAGCTCGATCAAGTCCTTACTGAGCGCCTCCTGCCCCGGCAGCATGGCCGCCAGGATGCCGGTCACGCGCTCGCGCTCCGCCTTGCCGCCTTCGGCAAAGGCCTTCTTTTTTTCTTCGTCGTTCAGGGCTGCCTGTTGCTGCGTCAGCTCGCTCATACGCTCCTCCATAGTGGTGAAATGCACGGTGATGGCTTGCATCAGCGGGTTATCCGCTGACCAGCGGTTCAGAAATGCGCTGATTTTGGAGGCCAGGCTGTCGCCGCGCTCGAACAACCCGCCGGGATTGGCCGCCGGTTCATCGACGATGTCCGAGGCCAGCAGCTGCTCGACCCGCGCCAACTTCGGCAAGGGCTTGCCTTGCGCGTCGATCTTCTTGGTGCCGTCCTCATTGAGCTGCTCTTCCGCCTTTCCATCGAACACGATGGAGGCCCCAAAGGCCGCCGGATCGCGCTCGGCGAGGCCCAGCACGTAGCTATAGAGATCACCCTGGGGGGCATCCTTCGCCGCCTCGCTCAAGTGCAAATCGCCCAGCACGCGATCCCCCGCCACGCGCAAATTCTTCGTGCGCCCGAGAAAGGTGCCCATCGAGGTATTGCTGGCGTTCGGATGATCAAAGCGCGCCTTGACGCCGAGCGCAGACCGATTGCCCAGCTCCACCACTTGCTTCAGCGTGGTGTCGTCGATCTGCATGTTATGGCCGAGCGCCGGGCCTTTGGTGATGACGGAATAGCCATAAATCACCCCCGCCGCGCGGTCGACGGCAGGATGCCCCTCCCGCAATTCGATCCCCCTGGCCACGCTGCACCGATGCCAGCGCCCCTCGCCCGAGAGTCCCAGATCCAACGCCCCATCGAGTGCCGCCGCCAGTCCGTTGATGTCGTTCATGCGTCTGTCTCCGCGTAGTCTTCAGCCGGGTCCATTGCAGGATCTTCAGCCGGATCCGTCCCAGGAGCAGCCGGTGCGGGAGCCACGGTGGCCGCCGCGCCAGCGGGCGCCACCGGATCGAGCAGCCCCAGCTCTTGCCGGCGGTCCTGCTCGCGCTTCTGCTGCGCCAGCACATCTTCCCAATCGCGGCCCTGTGCCGCGCACTCATCCGCGAGCGTCGAGAGCCGCCCCTCGATCGCCAACTTGGAGGAATTCACTTCTTTGACGGGATCGACCCAGCCCCAGCCCGGCGCGATCCATGAGGCCTTGAGCCAATCCTCGCGCTGCTCGCCAAACAGGTTGACCGGCGGCAGGTCTTCGCGCAGCCAGGCTTCTTCGAGCACCCACTCCCAGCAGGGCTGACACAGCCGCTGCGCGAGCCACACCTGATCGCACTTGAAAAACCGCCGCGCCTCAAGCATGGCGGCTCGGGCGCTGGAATAATTCGTCCGCGAGAAATCCTTCAGCACCAGCTCCAACGGCAGCCCGAGTGAGGCTCCGATGCTACGCAGCA